TTAGTCGGCCACCAGGACAGAGACCGTCAGCGCCGCGAGATCCTCAGGTGTTTGGGCAGCCTCAATCCGCGGATCGGCGGTGATGTTGCGCAACGTCTGACAGGCCCTTTCCGCCTGCTCTACCGCTTCTTGATCTTTGGCAGACAACGCCCCCAACAGGGCTTTCCGCCCCAAAAGACGAATTGCATCATCATAAGGCTCAAACAGCCCCTTCCGCTGACGCCGCAGATTGGCCCGCAAAATTTCCCGCGCCGCCGCCATATCGACGGACACCACCTCACCGCTCAGCAGCCAAGCATTCCGCCACGGCCGCAGAGCCTCATCCCCCTCACCGACAAAACGACCATCGGTCATTTCGATTGTCGAGATCGCCGCTTCGGGCTGATCTTCCACCGCCGAAGTCACCGGGGCATAGGCACGACTACGCAAGTGATCCGTCATCTTAAACCTCCGTCAACCGCCATGCGTTCCGCCATTGCCGAGACGCTGGAAGCATTGATTTCAAAGTGATTGCAAAAGATCGCCGGTTCTCCCCTGGGCGATCCCAAACGCCGCGCGGAACATCTTTTTGCACCAGGTATTCCATCGCCTGTTCTTCCGACAACGGACCAATCGGCGGCGCGGCATCAATCGTTGCCAAATCCCTGGTCTGATAGACCTCAGCAGCGGGCAAAACACCGCCTGCCATCGCCATCGCCAGCCAATTGGGGTCGGGGATAACCACCGACAAAGGCGCATCCACAGCGGGCTCATAGGCAATGACATAGCGCCCCTCAACAGCCTCGCCGCTCCATGCCGCGATACGCTGAGACGTTGTCTTCCCCATCACATGGTCCCCGCAAACGTCAGCGCCCCAGGACGACAGTCGAGGTAGTCAACACTGCCTGTGGTTTTATGACAGATCCGAATCCCCGCAACATCCCAGCGCGGCGAAGTCTCCGCCTCAACCCCAAAGACCTCAATATAACCGGGATCGCCCTTCGACAGGCCCGCCGGACAGTAGGCCGCAGTTACCCAGGGCGTGGCAAAGTCCACCGTCAACTGCCCAGTCGCGTGATCGGTGACCGATGACACCCCCGCACTCGCACTGATCGTTCCGGTAACCTGATTGTAAACGACCCACTTGCGGACCGCACCAAGCCCCACCGCAGAAAATCCGCCAACCGTATCGGCATTCCCCGCATTCAACTTTGACCAGTCGCCCCAGGTTCCAGATTCAAACTGCCGCGTCCACAGCGTCGCACCGTCAGCGCCGGTCGCCGAACGCGGGATCAGAACATCAAAACAGGTTTCTGGCGCGTCAACCCCAGCGCTAAAGCGCATCACGCCCCCGCCTTGCGTCCCCCCATGCGGCGGGCCGTTGACCGTTGGCATGACATAGTTAAACCCGTAGACAGGAAAGGGTGCATTGACACCAAGCGGATCATCAGAAAGCGCCGCTGCATGCGTCGTCTCGCCCCACCCCGACAAGCCAATTCCATCCAGGGCAGACAGACTAGATGCCGGCCCCTGCCTTTGCGCATAGGTCACGGTGTGCGTGGTCAGGTCTGCATCAGACAGATAGCCCGACAGGTCAGGACGGTCGCCCAAATCGTCATAGGATCCACTGGCCGCCACATCCGCCAACCCCAGAGCAGAGCGAGCCGCGGGCACATTGGTCAAATCAGCCAGATTACTGTTCGCAGCCAGAAAGCCGCTACCAGACACATAGGCCGCCACCCACGCCGTTCCGGTCCAAAGCTTAATGCACTGATCCACCGTATCAAAGTACAGCGCCCCAGCAACCAAAGCGTCCCCGTCTTTATCGACCGTAGGCGGACTATTTTGAGCACCCAGATAGCGGTCATCAAACGAGTCCAAGGCCGCAAGAGCCGAATCACGCGCCGTCGCAGCGGCCAACGCACTACTGGCCGCCCCCGCCGCGCTGTCCAACGCCACCAACGCGGCCGCACTGGCCTCAACTTGGGCCGCCGAGGCTTCAGCCGCACTTGTCTGGGCCGCAGCGCAATAGCTCTCCACCGCCAAATAACTGACCTCAGCTGCGGTCTGCGCACTCAGCGCGACTTCGGCGCTCCCCGCAGCCTGCATCTGGCTATCAAGGCTTGCGGCCTGAGACGCCATGGCTTGCTGCGCAGACGCTTCGGCCCCCCCTCGCGCCGTGATCGCTGAAGCCGCACTGGCAACCGCAGTTGCCTCCGCCGACAACAAAGACTCAGCCAACTCTTCGGGCGTCTCGGTTACCCCCAAAGGGACTTTAATTGCCCGCTTTAAGCCACCGTACAGTTCCTGGGCGGTTAGCGTCAGCTGATCCAACGCTCCTTCGATTTCTTTGGCATAGATCGCCTGACCGTTCACAAAGGTACGGTCCTGCGTGATCGGAACTGATCGGCTAATTTCGATACGCGCCCCATGGCTCGGGGGCACATCAAAGACAATCGAGCCCCCAGCAGGATCCCCCAAGCCAGAAACCGTTATGCCGCTGCTCACTTCACGTCCATCAACCGTGACAGCAAGCGCCCCCGACGGAATAATAAAATCGAAATCAAAAGCTGCCGTCACACCATTCCCAAGATAGAAAGCAGCCGTTTTAGTCCCTGATACTGTCATGGCTTTCCTCTAGACACAGAAAAACCCTAGCGAGAAACCCCGCTAGGGCACATAGAAATGCTCCCCCGAACATCCCTGAAAGGAAGATCATTCACCAAAAAACTATAGGTTCATCAAGAAAGGAGATTTATTTTTATAATAATATTTAATCTTACTGCTATCAAAATAGCTATCTTCCGCCAAAGGCGAAGCCCCGCTGTCCACCGCATTCACCTTGCTACCACTCGTCCCCCAGCCGCTACTTTTGGCCTCGCTCAGCAACGACGATCCACCGGCCCACAGCCCGTTCCGCGCCGCGTTATTTCCCCCCTCTAACGCCATACTTCCCTGAGAGGCATAACCCGCCGCCTGCTGCATATAGGTATTATACGCCCGCTCGCTCTGATCACGGAGCAACGAGCTATCGTACTCCTTCATCATCGTCGCATCCGCAAAGGTATCGAGCGCCGACCCGCTGCCCACATCGCCACCCGAGGCCCCAGCCTGTGCCCGCAGAGCCCCAATCCGCTGATTATGCTCCATCCGTTTTCGTTGCTCTTGCCGCTGTCCATCAACGATCGCGTCTTTGGCATTTTGCTCTGCAATGGCTGCATTGTTCGCCGCCACCTGGGCCTGCGCCAAAGCGCTTTTTCTCTGCTGCTGCCCCTGCTGAACACTATTCATCACGGACATACCGGTCCCGGCGACCGCCACCGCAGCGGCCACCGCCTGCATCGCCCCTACTGCCACCAACCCCATCTCTTACTCCTCCCACACAAAGCGCAAAAACGGCGCGCCATTCACCTCGCCATAGGGTTCAAATGAAAACCCCAACCAGCCAATCCAGCGCAGAGCCCCGGCATAACGGGCATCAACAAAGCCGACCAGCGCGCTAAACTGTTCCTTCATCGCGCCAATCTCCCCGGGCGATCCGCGCAAAAAAGCCCGCCGATGGCGGGCTAAGGTCGGCGTTGATAACAGCCACGGCGCCCCACATCCTGGGGGATCGGTCAACGCCCCAACCCCCCAGACGGCCGCCACCCGTCCGCCCTCATCCAGCGCGGCCCGGACCCAGACCGAGCGAGCCGCACTCTCTTTGATTCCCACCAAGGGATCCTCGAACCCCAGCGCTTGCACCTCGCGCCGATCAAAAGGCCGCAACCGCTGCGCCAGCTCGACCAAATGGGCTTCAGTCGCCTCAACAATCCGCAAGCTCATCGCCTACCCTCCCACCGTGATATCAGGTGCGATAGACAGAATGGTCAGTGGTACCGGCCCATTGGGCTTAATCACCACCCTCCCGTTACTGTCCCAAGCACTGGAAATGGTCAGCTTTTCATCCCCGCTATAGAGCGCCGGGGCCTGCCCCATCACATCGGGAACCGACTTGGTCAGGGTCAAATTATCGTCATCCGGCCCAGCCAGAAACTCTCGCGCGTTCTGCAAGCGCAAAGTCACCGCAGAAACGATCATGTTTCGCGCTTGCACTGTCCCCAGCCCCTGAACCATCCCCAGGTCGACGTCCAATGTTTCGATCACGCTGTCCTGGTCATAGCGTAGACCGACAACAATACGCCCATAGTCCTGCCCCAGGGTGATCGCCCCATTGCTCACCACCACATCGCCTAACACGTTGCCATCGGCATAGACGCCGACCGTACAGCCTTCTAGATGATCCAACCCGGTCAAGTGGTCAGTGGTCGTTCCGTCCTGCCGTCCGTCATAAACCACATGACTGTCCAAAAAAGCCGCATCGTTATTGTCCTTCACCACCCGACTGGCCAAACGCTCGACCGAACGCCGCGTTTCCCCGTTCACCTGCCGCGCCACCACCACATAGACATCGTGCCGCCCCTCGCCTTCGATCACCGCCACCCGTTCAAAGACGCCCTCGGTGCTATGCAGCGCCCAGGCTCCCACGTCTTGCTCTTTGAAATAGGTCAGGGTCAGCAACGCCCCATCATCGCGCACCATCCAAAAGACGCTATCGGGCACCTGGGCATAGGCCCAATCGCGGATTTCCGCCCCTTCCATAAAGTGCCGCGCCAAGATCGACAGGTCATTTCCGATAAACCCGTCAGCGCTGTACTCATATCCCAAATAGCGCACCGCCGACCCCAGGCCCTGGATGAACAATACCGTGTTCCCCGACACCAAAGGCCGCAGCTCCCCCGCCCCCCAATAGGATTGAGGCTTCACGGTAATGCTCGACGGCGTCACCGCAGCACCTGTACTCCCTCCGTTACAGACGTTCTCCGACCCACCAGTCAGAATGATCAGCTCGTTGACCGACACCAACCCGCGGATGGCATTAACCTCGCCCGACCCCAGGCTAAAGGTTATGGCGTCATCATCTTTGATCGGTGTGGACTTGCTCATGCTTTCATAAAAGCCGGTACGCGACATCCAAACCCCATTCGGGGCGTTATTGGTCGCCGCAAAACACAGCCTCTGTTGGTGAAAGGCCACCTTTCCAGGAAAGTTCCCCTCATCGCTAAAGGGGTTTTCCGCATCGGGCGGCGAGTCCGATATATCGGGGGTAATGTTGGTGTCCTCAAACGCCCCATCCCCCGACAGGCCGATGTAGCCATAAAGCCCGTTGGTTTCCTTATAGACCCGATAATAAGCCACCTTTTCGGTTGCTCCCGGCCCAGTCAGAACGATCTTCGTTCCCACTGGCCAGTCATCCGCCGTTGGCCCCGTAGCATAAAAGGCATCCGACGGCATCGACTCCTCGCCGGTTTCCTCAGAAACAGCGGTCACCTTGTAAGACAGCAGTTCTGTATTGCTGTTAACCCCCCCACTGCGCAGTGCCGACCAAGCGTTACTGGTCGAAGACCGATACTCCCACAGCGCCCACTTTTCCACCGTCACCTCCAGGGCGTTAGACAGGTTGCCAAGGACCATCCCGGTGGCCGAGCAGTGATCTGCGGCAACAGCGGTAATAAAGACCTCACCGCTGTTCTGGTAGCTATCGATCTTGACCGTCCGCCCCACATCGTCATCTTCCCAAACCGGCATTGGCTGATTGGCGCTGCCAATGGTCGACAGCGTCACCACCCCACCGCTTGCAGAGGGAATAAGGTTGCCGTTCGGTTTGCGAACTTCGACCAGTTTCCAGGTGGTATTCTCGGTTTCGGGCAGCACAAAGCGCGGCACAAAGTCCAAGGTGCTAAAAGCCCATTCCGTCCACGAAGACCGCTCTAGCTTGGCAGGCGGATGACTGGCATGGGCCAGATAGAGGATATCGCCCGACTGGGCATGATCCATCTCGGCAGCTTCGGCGGCACTATAGGGGGTCGTCACCACCACCACCTCTCCGGCATTATCCAACACCAGCCCACCCTGATACCAAACCCGCATGGTGTAGTCGCCAAACTCCAACAGACAGGCCTGATCCGCTGACGCATTAAACCGAAAAGGAATTAAAATCGGACAGACCGAGTGATCCGCCACATCACCCAAATAGGCAAACCCGGCCCGGTTCGAAACACCCCCCGTGCGATGAACCAGGAAATTCCGGCACCGCCGCAGCGCCACGGCATACTTCTTGATATCCACCCGCCCATAAAGCGACGGCGACAACTCGCCCCCGGCTAGACTGGGCTGGAACAACCGCTGTGTCATGGTGAAAACATCCCCTTTTAAACAGAGCCCAACATTAGCCGGGGGCGATCTGTTAGCGCCCTCAAGCGCCGGGCGCGGGCTCCGCCCGCTTGGCTTGCGTGCCCACGCGGGCACGGGGCCTCAATGGCCCAGTTTCCGGCTAGGTTGGGCTGGAACAATCGCTGTGTCATGGTGAAAAGGCCTCCCCTTGAACAGGCTCCACCATCAGCCGGGGGCGACCTGTTAGCGCCCTCAAACGCCGGGCGCGGGCTCCGCCCGCTTGGCTTGCGTGCCCACGCGGGCACGGGGCCTCAATGGCCCAGTTTCCGGCTAGGTTGGGCTGGAACAATCGCTGTGTCATGGTGAAAAGGCCTCCCCTTGAACAGGCTCCACCATCAGCCGGGGGCGACCTGTTAGCGCCCTCAAACGCCGGGCGCGGGCTCCGCCCGCTTGGCTTACGTGCCCACGCGGGCACGGGGCCTCAATGGCCCAGTTTCCGGCTAGACTGGGCTAGAACAACCCCTACACCCACTTAAAGCCCTCGCACTTTCAGCCAGTCGGCCACCCCAGGCGGTCGCGCCTGCCCTTCGTTGGCATCGGCGGTATGGGCCTGCGACAACACCATGCGGTATTGCTCAAAAGCCATCTTGGCCAAGCTCCGATCCTGTGACAGTGGCACCGCGATTTCGCTAGCCAACTTCCAGGACAAAGCCTCAATGAACAGAGGATCACAGCGCCCCATGTCGGTAAGGCGTGCCGTATAGATCAACACCGCATTACTTAGGTCCGACAGGATCACCCGCGTCCCAGCGGCGTCCGACGTCACCTCATAGGGAATAGGGTCCCCATCGACCAGCGGATTATAAAGCCAGCGCACGGCCAAACAGTCGGTCGGATAGCCATAGACATAAGCCCACCCCGACCCGTTCAAGACGCTATCAACCCGCGCCAAAACCCGCCGTCGGCTGGCAAAAGTCCAATGATGCTCGCGTAGGACCGCATCACGGGACAGGTCAAAAAAAGTATTGGCTAAGATGGACTCCCGCGACCCTTCATCCAGAGAGGCGATAGACCGCCCCCCCAGCCGGGTCAAAGCCATGTTTGCCACCGAAACCGGAGAAGCGGTCATCCCTTAGCCCTCCTGCTCGGTCACAGCCGACGCCACCGGACGCGCAGGCACGGCCTTCGCCGCCCGACTACTCTCCCCGGGCACCGCCTTCGCCCGCTGCCCCTGATCGAGGGTCTTGCGCAGCGCTTGCATCACCTGCGACGGCTTGCCGTCAAACGATACCATTTCGCCCTTAAACCGGCGCACGCCGTCAATAAAGGCATCCCCCTTCAACAGATAGTCTGCCATTCCCAGGCCTCCATAGGTCAAAACGGGGCTTAAATGGCATCCGCATAAGCGGTCCAAGACGCTGGGCCAGCGGTCAAAAAGGCCTTCACCGCCCCGCCGGTAAAAGCAGCGGTCCCGGTCGTCTGCACCAATCCGACGTAGCGTTCATAGGCCCCATTGGGCAGCACCACCGACACCAAGACGGTCCCCGCCATCATGTCTGCCAAGTCAAAGGCCCGCGTGGTCACATGCACCGTCGCACTGCCATCGGTCGCAGGCGTATCCACCGCATCCGAGACCAACGAGAACGAGGCCGTCGCCGCCCCGTCCGAGGTCGCATCTTCGCTCATCATGATGACCAAGGACAAAGCCCCCCCCTGCCCCATATCCAGGCCAGAGGCCTGCAAGTCGATCACATCGCCCAGCGCATAGGTCCCAGCGGCCCCGGTGTTCAAAGCCACGCCATCACAAAACTCATTCCGGCTATCGATAATCATCGCGCATTCCCTTCCAGGAAAAAAAGAACGGCGCCCCACCCAACAGGACGCCGCAAACCACAGACCAAAAAAAGACCGCGTTCCAGTTAGGAGACAGCGGCCTCAGTGTTCAGCAGAGCATCGGTGTGACGCACCGGAATATCGTCAAAGGTCATCACCCGCTTCCCGGCGACGGTTTCCCAGCTCATGTTGTTGGCGACCTTTTCAACAATGCCCAAACGCAGCTTTTCGCGAATGGTCCGGTTGATGTACCAGGCCGCCCGACCACGCCCCAGCACCGGAATCCGTTCCGAGGCCATAATCATCGACGTGATCAGCCCCTTGGTATTTTCCACCGTGCTCAGGTCCGAAACGTCGATGTTGGCGATGCGCACCGCATAGCGCCAGTCACGAACGGTCAGGCCGCAATCCCACCGATAATGCGAACGATAGGCCTGCATCCGACCCCCGGTCCCATCGACGTTCTCGATGGTCACCGCGCCCAGGTCATTGTGCTGCAAACCGGCCTTAGACCCCTTGGGCACGATGCCATGAACGGTATCGGGCCCCCAGACCACCAACCAGATCGAGGTATTATCCGCCCCGGTGCCACCATGATTGATAATATTGTCCGCATTTTCGGCTGATAGGTCGTTATAGCGCGGAGCCAACCCGGTAAAGGCCTCGGGCGTGGTGCTTTCGTTGCCATAGAACAGGGTAGAGGCCATTTCCTGGCTCATCCCCTCGATATGGGCCTTATCTTCCGACAGCCGAAACGCCTGCGAATTGCCATTCAGGTCCGCCAAGGCCTGATCGACTTCGGCATAGGCTTCCAACATGCCGCAGCTATCGGTGATCTGCACCCGGCTCGACTTGGTCGGCTGCACACCCCCATAAAGCTTACGCCAAGTCGGGGTCGGCAACCCCGAACGAATGGTGGTGCGGTGGCCGGTGGGCAGATTGCCTTCCTGCCAGGTCATGTCATCAAGGATCTCGTTGACCTCGGACAAAATTTCGACCACCGGCTCCACCTTCCCGTCCGGTCCGGTCGCCATCGAAAGATCGGCCAAAGTCGGGTTGGCGTTAGAAAGACTGGTCATACAAAGTCTCCATCCTCAGCGCACCATGCGCAGATATAAAAAAAGGCGCCCCGCAGCCCGTACCCGAGCCACCTGGACGCCACACAAGCCCTGGACCACCCGATCCAAAGCCACGCTCAAAGCTGCCGCCCACGCGACAGCTCGAACCTCTGATAAAAACTCCACAGCGAGTTTTATGGAATAAACAACGCTCTAAAGATTTTTTTCTTCAAATAAAAACGCCGCCACTCTTGTTACAGAGCCCGACGGCGCTTTTTCAAACAAAGTCTAGCCGCGACCATTGGGACACCCAGCGGAGCCCCCACCCCACCGAAAACCCGTTAAAAGTCCTGATCCGCCAACCGCGCAAACCCACCCTCCGGATCACCTTCCCCGGTCGAACGGTGGTGGAAAAACTCCGCCACAACAAAGCTTTCCTTATCAAACCAAAAGGCATCCAACTCACCTATCCTTGCTGCACCTAAGTGAGCCTTAGCTGGAGAATATCGGAAAAGTATCTCCTGCCGCATCTTCCGAACGGCATCCGCCCCCTCCACATGGATCGTGACCTCGCGCACCACCTTGGTCTCGGGATGAAAAATCACGTCAATAGACTGGTCGCCTCGCCTCAACGTGACCCGAGGCCCCGCGTAAGCGGCGAACCTGATAAGGTACGTTTCATAATTGTGCCACCTATCAGCATTCCGCATCGCAGGCATGCCCCAATTTTCAAGCAGATAGTCGGTAAAATCTCCTTTCTGCATCGCATAGCCTTCCCGTGCTGCGAAGGCCCTGAGTTCATCCTCGTTCCATCCTAATTGAATTCCCCTCAGGGTCGCCGTTTTAGTCAAAGCGATCGCTTCGGCAACCCTTGGCGGCCCAATTAATCCCGCAATCCGAAGACCAGACTTCCCACCTTGTTTTCCGAACTGGACCAATGATCCATTGATCTCCAGGACAACGCGCTTAACGACATCGTCCGCCCTTGCGCCAGGCTTTGACGTGTCCACATAGCTACACGTCAACCAAAACTTATCGCCGAGCGCGTTAAACTCAGAACGGTCCCAATTGGGGCCCGAATTCTCCCCTGAATCGAACGCCTCAAAGCTCATATACTGATGCTTAAGGCCAGGAACATCGGGACAAAGCACCCATTCCGCAGGCGGGCAACCCTCGGCCCCCTCTTTTGCATAGGTAGGGCATTCATCAGAAATAGGTCCCGCCGCATGGGCAGAATTCAACATGATGAGAACCACTGCGAGCAGCACTGGAGGTAATGCAAAAATGGAACGGTAAAACACACGGCTCTCCTTACTTTCCACCGCCTTGAATCGTAAAATACCCTTTCCCAGCCAAGTCTGAAACCGGGATGGACGTGTGAATTTTCACAGGTTGTGCCTCACGCTTATGAGCTCCCGTCCGCTTTGCAAATTGGTCGGCATAGTCCACCGCGACAACACGCCCGTTTTCATCGCGATGCACATCCACGATCAATATGGCATGATTTCCGGTAGACTTATTCGTGTATTTTCCATTCACAAACCCGCTAGCAAAGGCATCCCCAGGCCGAATATCCCCCACAGCACCAATTGACGGACCTTGCCGCCATCCCCCCGCATATCCCAAATCAGGCCGAAAACGTTTAACGAGAAGGACACACTCGTTCGTGTCTTCCCACTGTGTCCTCGCAAACAAGTCATGATCACTTAAGCGATATATCTCTTTTCTAAACGCTTCATAGTCACCCTTCTCGGGACCATTGAGCGGCAACGAGGTCTTTACCGGCGACACGGACAACCGGCCTTGCGGCTCTTGCCCAAGAGTATCCTCAGGCGGTTCCGTCGCAAATGGAGCGCTCGGTGCATCATCGACCTCTGGCGCAACATCCCATTCCAAACGTTGCGCCCCCCCTTCGCGCTGCCCCTCGCTCATCAAAGCCGTATTAATCGCCGTCTCCGTAGGCCCTCCGGGCATAATCAGCCCATCAGGCCGAAGCCCCTGTTCGCTCTGGAATCTGCGCAGGCCGTCCATCAGCGTGTCCTCGGGCATCCAAAACATCGGCTCTTGCCCTTTAACTGGCCGCTCGCAATGCCCTGTCTGCTCCAATGCCAGCGCAACTTGCCGCGTATCACTCGGCTCCATGCGAACATTTTTACCAAACGGTTTTTGCAAAGCGATCATTTCGCTGCCCCTTTCCTCGCAAAAAGACACCCCCCAGCACAGGCCCCCTCCCCCGAGGAGGCCTGCCCTCACACCCCTTAACGCCGCACCATCGACGGATACATCGCATTCAAACGATCGCTTTGGGTAGACTGACCACCGCCCACCCGCCGATCTTCTGACAGGGTCTTCCCAATCCGATAAAAAGTGCGGATCACATCCGGGTGGTTCCCCAGCCCGCTCTGTGTCAGCACCTGAGCCAACTGCGGTGACCCATAGGCCTGCAAAGCCTTACGCGCGATGCCCATATTGGCGTCAAACCCAACCCCACCAAACTCGCGATCCGCGCGCGCATCCTCGGCCCACTGCTGGACAGCGGCCACCTGAGCCTGCCCCTGGGACGTCAGCGTCTGTAGATGCAAATCCAGCAAGCTCTGGGCCGCTTGCTGGCTCAGTCCGTGCTCAGCGGCAACCATCCGAAAGCTGTCCATCGCCTGCGGGTCTGCCTGCGCCCCGTCGGGCAAGGAAAAGTCCTGATAGGCCGCCGCATCACGGATCGCCTCAGCCTGCGGAAGCCCTTGTTCGGCCTGGGTCAAGAGCGTCTGCCCCACCCCCTCCCCCTTCCCGAGACCCTGGCCGCCATCCTGGCCACCATCCTGCCCATCGAACGCCACAGCCGCCGTCCCATCCGGCCCCAAAGCCATTTCATCCATCATCCTATCTCCGTCAAAAGACCAAAAAGGCACAGCCCCCTGCGCCTCCCAAATACAACAGGGGCCCCAGGCCATCCGCCCAGAGCCCCCAACCTCACAGCAGCTAAGACGACCGTCCCGCGCCCTGTACCTCAACCAACAGCGTGGCCAAGGCCTGCCCGTCCATCTCGGCCAGCATCGAGATCAAAATCAGCCCCACATTGCGGTGCCCCTCGCGAAAGGCCATCACCGCCGGATCACTGTCAAAGCTCGACGCAAAAGGCGCGGTCTTCTCCAACAGACGCCGCAAGACCCGCCGTCCTTCCGGCAAAGCCACCACCGCCCGCAGGTCATCCCGCGCCTCATCCGCCTTGTTCTTCTTCCGCCGCTGGTTCGGCGCCAAGTCCTCGGCCTTCCCCACCGCAAAAGTTGGCTCAACCGGGCCTTTCTCCTTTGCCATTACAGACCTCCCCCCAGCGCTTGCATGACGTCGGTTAGACCATTCTTGGCCCCGGTATCGGTTTCAGACAGCAGCTTTGCGCCTTGAACCGCCTGCATCATACCTTGCTGTAATTGCTGCTCTTGCTGCTCTGCCTGCTGGGCCTGGGCCCGTTCGGCGCGCAAAACCTCAACCTCCCGGTCCGAGCGGATGATGTGCGGCGGCGCACCAATCGCCTTGGCTACCTCGTCCACTGCCTGATCGCGATCCAGCTTATCCAGCACTTGGGGATCAATCCCGGCCAGCTGACCAATAAAGCCCACCACCCGCTCGATCCCGCCAATCGACACCGCCCGCTGCGCTTGGGCCAGCATAGAGATGTACTCAACGCGGATTTCCTGCCCGCCCAGCGCTTCAGGCACCTCGGGCAAGATTTCCGCCCGCTGGGCAATGGCAAAGGCCCGATCAATCAGCGGGTCCAACAGCTCATGATGCAGCCGCTCCAAAACCGGCCCCAGCATCAACAGCTTTTCTTCCCGCCGGGCGTCAATCTCGGTCGCGGTCACACCAGACCGCTCCATCTCGCTGATCATCCGCCACAGGTCGGCATAGAACGCGCCGCGAATGCGGTTGCGCACATATTCCATATCCTGCTGTAGCTCCATCACCCGTGGCTGCACCTGATAGAGCGGCGAGGCCATCGGCATGGCACCGGCCTGCGGATCATAGAACGTGGTGCCATTGGGCAGCGCATTGACCACACTTTCAGCCCGTAACGACGACGGCACATTCAGCGGCGGCGAAACCATTTTCTGAATGGCCTTCGACTTCTCGCGCTCCTGAATTTGCAACTGCTCCACGTCGCCCAAGGCATCCATCGCCGGACTGGACCCATAGATATCGTTCCCGGCCAAGTTCCAACGCGGACAAAGCGCCGGGAACTCGTCAAACCCGGTCTCGCGCAAGAACGCCCCAGCGGTCCCGCCCATCTCCATCCAAACCGAACGGAACCGCTTGCGCGCGCCTGGCAAAAGCCCTGCCTCCCCCTGCCGCAAAGGCCGATAGTCCGGGTTGGGCTCAATCACCTGCAACAGATCAACCCAGCCGTCCAGGGCGTTATTCTCCCACTGCTGGCGCACGGTGGGCGACACCCGCGACCAGTCGTATTGCCCCGGTGCGGTTTCCACGAACTCCTCGACCACCTGCCCGACGGTCAGGCTCATTTCACGGTAGAGCGTCTCGACCTTGCCGGTCTTAGACGGCGCAATACAATACTGCCCGGCGGTCAAAGTCTCGCAGGTAATCACGCTGTCAAAGTCTTCATAGACCAGCATCACCGCCGTCCCAAAGGCCGACAGTTCTTCATAGACCGAGAACAAAGCGTTATAGACGTTGGACCGGTTAAAGACCTCACGCAAGAGCCCCTCAACATCGGCCATCCAGCGCTTCACCGCGCCGTCTTCCATCAAGACCGGCGACCGCGAGGCCAGCCGGAACCAGGGCCGCGCGGGCGAAGTCACACCACTCATCAACCCCGAAGCCAAAGTCCGCAACGACAAGGTACCGGTGTTATCAATGATCTTCTTGTTCCGCCGCCCGCCCTTATTGCGGTCACTCAGCAAGAACCGTCCCCGGCGCGGCAAGACCATATCCGACACCTGCCGCCAATGGTCGATCCAGCTTTCACGCTCGCTTTTTAGGCCGCTCAAACGCTGCAAATAGCGTTTTCGACGGCTATTAAAATCCTTTCCCTGCTCTGCCATGGCCTACTGCCCCAGCAGAGTTTTCCCCGCCGTAGCCGGGGCACCGCTGGCCCCGCTGCCACTGGTCAGGATGGTTGTCTTGGTTCCTGCCGCCGCATAGCGCTTTTTCGAGGCCGCATAGGCGTTCTGCACGGTACCATCGGCCATCGACGGCGCTTTGGTTTCTTGTACCGTCGGCGTTGCAATCGTCGGGCTAGAGCCCCCCATCAATCCCATTTCACCCTTCTCCATCCAGACACGAGCCCACGGCCCGCCAAAAACGTTCCACCGCGCCCAAACAAAAACCCCGCCGTAAGCTGATCGCCTACAGCGGGGTTTCCTGAATTAGCGCGCGCTGCCCAAACCACGCCACTTGTCAAAACTACGGCTAGCCGAATAGCCCAGATAGCCCGCCCCAAACAGGTACCAAAGGTCGCCCGGAATAGCCCCCAGCCAGGCCTGAACCCCCGCCGCGACCGCCTGCGCCACCTCGGGCTTAAAGGCCGCCACCAGCCCCATCGGCAGGGCCGACAAGATCAGCAGATAGATCACATAGAGAAACGTCGGCCGGGCCCGACTGGTCCAGGGGTCCGGGCTCTGCGCCTCGGCCACGATGGCCGACAGGCTGACCTTCATCGCCTCCAGCTCACCATTCTGTTCCAGCTCGACCAGCTTGCGCTTGGCCTCCGCGCGTTCCTCATCGCTGGTAAACAGCTTGTCCACCAACGAAAAAAGCGGCCCCGCAAGGCCGCTCACCGCTTCACCAACAAGGGACATTGCCCTAGCCCTCCCGGATCATCGTGGCAATCCGCTGCGACCGTGCGCCCACTTGCCGCGCCCAGGCACTATTCAGCGCCTGGGCCGCCGCTTCGGCATAGTCCCCGGCTTCCAAGGCCGCCAAGCACTTGCGAAACTTCAGCAAACGCCCCACCCCCAGGTTAAAGCACATATTGGCCAGCGCCCGTTGCCGTCGGTCGGACAGCGTCCGCCACCAGGGCAAGGCCTGATCTAGCTCATCGCGCACCCGCCCCAGATCGTTTTCCAGCAGATAGCGCGCTTCTTCTTCTGTGATACCGACCTCTTCGATATTGCGCCCCACGCCGATGGTCAGCTTGCCAGCGGTGCAATGATAGGGCTTGGTCCGCATCCCTTCGTCGCGCACCAACTCGTCAATCAGCGTCTTAACGTCCATCACCATCCCCTTTCTTCTCGGCACAAACATCTGAGTGAGAAATACCCGCCCGCTTTGACAGCCATTCCAGGCCGACCTCGATCACCTGCGGCCCCAAATAGGACGCCGCTGCAATAAACCCGGCAGCCGTCAACCCCGCCAACCCGGCATA